CCGGTGGCTCCCTTGAGCGAGGCAACCCACTGAGCCTCGCTTAATGTCGAGGAGGTGTTCAGCTTCTTGAACGACTCGTAGGCCGAAAGGCCGGTGCCGCCCGTGGCTCCGGTGTTACCTGTCTTCCCGGTGTTACCGGTGGCTCCGGTCGCACCCGTGTTGCCTGTCTTCCCGGTCGCACCCGTGTTGCCGGTGGCTCCCTTGAGCGAGGCAACCCACTGAGCCTCGCTTAATGTCGAGGAGGTGTTCAGCTTCTTGAACGACTCGTAGGCCGAAAGGCCGGTGCCGCCCGTGGCTCCGGTGTTACCTGTCTTCCCGGTGTTACCGGTGGCTCCGGTCGCACCCGTGTTGCCTGTCTTCCCGGTCGCACCCGTGTTGCCGGTGGCTCCCTTGAGCGAGGCAACCCACTGAGCCTCGCTTAATGTCGAGGAGGTGTTCAGCTTCTTGAACGACTCATAGGCCGAAAGACCCGTGCCGCCCGTGGCTCCGTCATTCACATCAACTATGGTGACACTTGCGCTCCCTATTATTTTTTCAGCCATATCCGGTCAGACTAAATTAAAACACAACCTTTCCGATATGCCCGATTCTCAATCCCCCGTCAATCATTATTCGATAGCCGAGAGCCCTTGCAAGGTTACAGAACCACAGATCCTCGGAAATAAGAGGGTCATGCGAATATACAAAGACACGCCCCCCGGTGGACTCCTTCGCACATTCCTCCATCACGTCCCGCTTTATGAGCAGGCAGGCCGCTCCTACGCCGGATGCCTCAAACACATTCTCCGGGATTTCGGACTCCCTGTAAAAGACTGTCTCGCCTTCTATATCGATTCTGCAGACAGCGGAAAGCTTGTCCTCTTCCTGCATCTTCCGGAAGCAAACACCGGACGCAATGCTCGCGTCCATGGCGACCAGTCTTTCAAGGCTGTCTAGAGGCAGAGCCATGTCAGCGTCAACAAACCACAGGTAGTCGGCATCGGATTCTAAAAAAAGTCTCGCGGCCTCGTTGCGCGCCATCTCGCAGGAATACCCCGTGATAAACCGCACATCAAGGGCGCACCATCCCCGGCAGCGCATGGCCACCCCGAAAAGCGTCTCCATGCACAGGGTCTCCGGAAGTCCGGAGCAGGGTATCGCCACCATTATTTTCATATCTCTCATGCTATTTCCCATATTTAAAACTTATTTCCTTGTAACGGTGCAGCGGAACGTTGCCTTGACCATTATTTCCCCTGCGGAGACCCTTACAGGGTTCCCCGCCTTGTCGGGGGAAGAAGTGCCGGCCCAGTCTGTCGCCACGCCATTCATGTTATACTTTCTCCATGTGTAGACGAACTGCCTCTCAGACTCGGCAGTCTCGGGGCCTTCCACCACTGCGCCTCCCTTCAGCACCCTGGCATAAAGGTCAGTCGACCCCTCGCCGTTCTTGATCTTATCCCCGGTCAGAGTGTAGACCTCCACGACATATGCGTCTTCCCCTTTCTCTCCCTTGATGTTGACCGCCGCCGGGTTGAGCGTGCTTGCCGACTCAGCCCACGACAGCGTGCCGTCGGCTGACACAGTGGGTCGCCATGTCTTGCCGTCGGCCCCCTGTGGCCCCTGCGGCCCTTGCGCCCCGTTCTTTCCCTGATAAGCCTTGGTTTTGGTCTCGGCCTTCTTGCCGTCGGAATATGTCACGACGGTCTTAGTCCACAGCCACTGCCCGGCTGTGACACCGGGCATGGCGGCGCGCCACGACTCAGGCTCCACAGCGCCTGACGAGGACACGCCATATGTCACCTCCGTGCTTTTTACTGTCACCGAGGTGCCGTCCTTGGGGGCTTTTCTTATTACCACTGATGCCTGAGCCTTTGCCATAGCTTATGATTTTATATATGCCTTCAAGTCTGCCATTGATATTCTCTTAATGTCGCCCCCCACCTCTATGAGGACAGTCGCCCCTGAAAGAGAGGCCGAGGTGGCCATGCCTACTTTTGCAAGATCTATCGGTATTGCCATTTCTGTAATATTTATTTTTTGTTGATTAATTGTTTCACCATGTAGCGTCAGCCACTATCAGCACCTGCCCGTCGTTCTTGTCGAGCTGGGCGGAGGTGACGGCTATTGTGTTGGTGTTCGACACCGCTATGTCAACAGCAGGGGCGAGGCTCTCCACCTGCAGCGGGGTAAGCTTCCACGTGGGGGTCACGCCTGTCGCCTCCGTCTCGCCCTGTATGAGCCGGGCTGTCACCGTGGCCGTGGCACCGTCGGCCACGTTCGCGCCGATGTCAGACCTGAGGTCTATCATGAACTCGTCCTCAACATCGGTGACATACGCGGCGGCCTGCTCCCACACCTCATCGCTTCCGTTAAGCGTGTAGAGGCCGCTATGGAACTTGGCTATGATCAGGCATGAGCCGTTGACAAGGGCGCGGCTCACCGTAAGCTCCATGGCCTTGGTGTATGTGGCCGAAGCCTTGGTCGTGGCCCCGGCCACCGTTATCTCCGGAAGACTGTAGGGCTTGCTGTAGAGGATGTTCGACCTGTCAACATTCCCCCTGTACCATGTCACGTTCTCGTTCCCGAGCTGTATCTCCTCCGTGCCTTTGTAGAGGCGGGCGGTCAGTTTCACGGTGTTTCCGAACTCGCCGCCTATGAACGCCTCCTGCGGGGTGATGAACCCTTTATAGACGTTCTGCCCGGTCTCGGTTATCATGATGTCTGCCGTGCGCTCAACCTTGACATTGCTTCTGCCGTTGAGCGTGGCCTCGCCGCGATAGGTTATCATGTCGCTGTCGGTGTTCTGCGACGAGGCGAGGTTGTCGCGTATCACAAGGCTCTTCTTGTCAGCCGCGAGCTTGAACTGAGGATAGTTGGTGCATGTGCCGTCAGCGGCGAACACGAGCCTGACGTTGTTGTAGAGCCATTCGTGGCCGCTCAGCGGGCATGGCGCGCCGTCGGCGTTCGTCACGGGCTCTATTGTCACCGGGCTGGCCTTCCAGTCGGGGGCGACGGAGCCGTCGTCGCTCGAGACTATCTGGAACAGCCCTGTGCTGCCCCCGGCGTTGGTTATCCTGAACATCGTGGAGAGCGTCGATCCGTCGCTCACGCGCCTAAGTGTTATGCCGGCCTGCGCCTTATGCTGGGAGGCCCCGGCGAATGTCTGTCCTGCCATGTCTATATTATTGTTTTATTTCCGTTGATGAATGCCTTGGCCTCCGCAAGGGAGGCATCCTCCGCCCCGAGGGCTTTCACCCTGTCGGCGTAAGACCCCGAGAGCCTGTCGGAGCAGGACACCTCTTTCTCTGAAAGAACCATCCTGCCGTCGCGCCGGGCGTGCCACATGGGGTCGAAGCCAAAGGCCGCGCCCGCGCTTATGTCTGTTATTGCGTATCTCATGTTGTCAGCAGTTGATTATTACCGGCTTGCCGCCGACTGTAAAATATTTGCCGCTTTTGTCAACGGCCACCTTGAAAGCGCCTTTCACCTCCGCGTCGGCCTCAAGCTCCATGGAGGTGCTCGAAGCCGTGAAGCCCATGTCGGCGAGGCGCGCGCGGTGCGTCACACCCTGCCCGAGGGGCCTCTTCGCGCCTCCGTCTACCTTTGCGCCCCATGTCACCCTCACAAGCCTGTCGGGGCTGGCCACCACGTTGCCGCGCGTCCTGACCACAAGCCGGTCGGTGCGCATCGTGTGCCCGGCGGCTATCCCGCCGTTGTTGAGCATCTCGTAGGCGAGGGTCGGCGTGGAACGCCTCAGCCGCACGTTGAAAACTCCGGCGGCCTTCCCCCCGGCTATCGCGCTGACCCTGTATGTCGCGGTGTCTATAAGGCGCATGTCGAACGTGACCTTGCCGCTCTCTATGGCGTATTCCAGCGGAAGCGGGTCGGCCACGGCGTTGCCGTCAGCGTCAACCTTCTCCACCTTTATAGTGAAGTCAGCCGGGTCTAAGGTTCTTGCGCCTCTCTTGACATAGACAGGGTATTCCAGGAGGTAGCACCCCCACTGCGCGGGGGCCGCCTCCCCTGCCGCGAGACCCCCGTTCCCCTTGCGCCAGTCGTAGTCGTCAAGAGTGTCGGCGGCAGGGTTGTAGGTGAAAGCCCTCGGCGTGGGCGTGCCCACCTCCCATGTCGTGTCGCTTTTCCCCACGCATTTAAGCGTGGCCTGCTCGCTCTGGGCGGTGATGTTTTTAGAGAGCCGGGTGTCGGCCACGGTGATTGCCGCGTCTATCACGGCCACCTCGCCGCTCGTAAGGTCTTTGTAAATCACGAGCGTGCCTTTCGGCCTGCCGGCAGCGTCTGAGGCGTTAGCCACCGTGAAGTCCTCCCCCTGCCTCCACGCCTCGGCTATGGGGGAGCCGTTGACCCTCCACGTCACGCTTGCCGGCGTGATGTCTTTCGAGGGGTCTACTGAGCCGTCGCCCGCCGCGCCCCTGACTCGAGGCACAAGGAAGGTGGGCGCGACTCCTCGCGACGGGGAGACCTCCCCCGTTGAAAGGTCGTGCTTCTGGTCAAGCCCCGTGCCCTGCACCTCGATCGATATGGAGAGCGACATGGGTTCGTAGACCCTGCTGACCCTGTGTGTTGTTATCGTAGCCATATGTAGTAGATGTTTTGTTGTTTATGCTATCTCTATCGCCTCTCGCGCTGTGAGGGGGCGCCCGTCGGGGCCTGAGCCTATGGAAGCCTCGAAAAGGAACGTCACCTTGCCGGAGGGGCCTATGTCATCGTATCTCAGCGTTATGACCCCGGCAAACCCGGCGTTCTCTATGCCCCAGGCTGCGTCCGCGCTCGCGTCGCCGCTGTCGCGCGTGGCTTTCCATGACTCCACCTGCCCTGTGACATCCTCGCCCATGAACCACACGGTGCATTCCACGTCGAGCGTGTCGCCGGGCCTCATGCCGGTGTCGCCGCCGTAGCTGAGCCTCATCTGAAGACCGCACATGGCCGATGCCAGCTGGCCTACCGAGATGCGGAGGTTCTGCCCGAACAGCGTCACCGGGATCTGCATCTCCCCGTCAAGGCGGAACGCCTTTGTAAGCTCTGAAATCTTCATGACTCGCCCCCTTTGCTTATGTCTGCCAAGTTAAAGCCACGTATGTCAAAGCTCGTGCCCATTATCCATCCAAGCTGCTCGAAGTAGCCGTCGGAAAACTCCCATATATACCCGTCGGGATCAGCGGTGCCGGGAGCGTCAGAGATGGTTGGCTTGCGCCTTTTAGCGCCAACGGAAATTCTGCTTTGAAGCGACACTGCCTGGCCCTTTAGCAGCGTGACAGTTGTGTTCAAGGCAATGTCATTCTCGCCGAAGCCGGCCTTCCTGAACGTCTCCGGAGGCTCCTTCATGCAAAAGAACCCGGTGAGGTGCGCGTCTTTGTCCGTCTTGTTGTAGACAAGGACTGTGGCACCTATGCAGCCTCTTGCCCTGTCAAGCTCCTTCTCGGTGTCATACTTCGACATGCAGGGCATTCCGTAATAGATGTCGCGGTCGAAATGGCCATCGAAAACCACAGAGCCGCCCACCTGTTCCCATGTAACCCCCACGAGGAGATCTTCAAGGCGTTCGTATGTCTCCTTGTCAATATTCACCCACTTCTGCCGCGCATAGCCGTAGAACTCTATGTCGCGGGCAACCACCTTGCCGGTCTTGAAGTCAACCGAAAAGTTGGGCGTGAACCCCTTGCCGAACGACTCGTAGTTCTCCGCATAATTCCCGCTGTCGTCTACCCCCTGCTGCGAGAGCATCCAGTCGCCGCTGAACACCGCCGAGCCTATCTTGCCGAACTCAGACATGATGATGTCAGCAAAGACGCTGCTGAACCTGTCCATCCGCTCCCAGTGGCCGCCGTTGTTAACAGCGTCCTCGTGAGGGGTCTTCCACTCTATGCCGGGGTCGCCGGCATAGTACACCGCCCCGGGGAGGAGTACGTAATACTGCCCCATGCCCATGCCGTCAACGCCGTCCATGACAACAGGCGTGGTCTTTCCCGATGCCCTGTATGTCACAAGCGGGTCGAACTTCCCGCACGGGTACGGCATCAGCCCTATCTTGCCGGGCTCGCCGTCAGCGCCTTTCTCGCCGTCCTTGCCGTCCTTGCCGGTCATGCGCACAGGCACGCTCCAGAGGCCGTCCATGGAGCCGTCCGGGAAGACTGTGGCCTGGATCATCCACAGGGAGTCGCGAGGTCCCACCTCCGGCATTGCCGCCTCCCAGCCATGAGGCTCGCGCATGGCGCGCTCCGCCTCTGTCATGGCGGGGTCTGCTCCGTTATACCCCACAAGGCGGAACCTTTGCTCCGCATGGGAGCCGTCCTTCCCGTCAGAGCCGTCGCGCCCGGGGTCGCCCTTCTCCCCTTTCGCCCCCTGCCCGCCGTCCGCGCCGTCGCGCACAACCGGGACCATCACCTTGGTCAGGGCTCGGGAAGAGCCGGCCTCCCTCAGCTCAAGTGTGATGTAGTCGCCCACCTCAAGCCACGGGACATTGTTGCCCCCCATGTCGAGGGTGCCCCCCTCCTCGAGCTCAAGGCTCAGGCCGTCCTCGCCGCTCACCGTGTCGCCCTCCCTTACCCAGAACTCGCCGTAGGTCTCGCCGTCGAGGGTGAATACAAGTGTCTTCCCCTCGGTGTCAAGCGTCTCGGGGGTGCTGAACTCGGCAACGCCCGCGCCGGTGTTCTTGGTCACGGTGCATTCAAGGAGGTTCGTGGAGTGGCCCCCGGCGCGGATGTAGATCACGTTCGCGCTCGGCCTTATGTCCCACACCGAGAAATCATTCCCGCTTATCCTTGCCCACGATTTTGACGCGTCGGAGGGAGGGTCGCAGCCGGCGGTCTCCACGCAGCACTGCCACATTCCGCCGCCGTGGCTCACGATGTCGCAGATGTCGTCGGTCATGTGGTACCCCTCGCCGGAGGCCTGCGCCGCGTCCCATTCGCCACGGAAGTTGGGGGTGCGCACCCTCACGCCGTTGTAGCCTATGCGTATGAGATCCTGGACCACGATGCCGCGCGCATACAGGTAAGGCTGGCCGGGGTTTATAAGCTTGGCGGTCTCCTCGTCGAGAAGCCCCTCGGGGATCTGGCCGAGAACCGTGCCGTAGTTCCCCTCGCGGAGAACAGGCGAGTCCACGCCCATAAGCTCCACAATGTTCCCCTGGTCGCAGCTTATGAAGAAGCTCTGCTGGCGGGTGTTTATCCACCTGCCCCCCTTCGCGATGATGAACGACGCGTAGTCGGGGTTGGCGTGAGCCTCCGCCGACGGGGAAATGACATTGCCCCACCGCGTGATTACCATCTCTTGGGTGAGAGCGAGGTTATGGCCGGAGGGGACGTCGCCGTCGCCGTAAGGCACAAGCGTGAGGGTGTTGTCCGCGCGGTTCACCGACACGACCCGCGCCCATGCCTTGCCGTGCTCTTTCGACTCCTTGTTGCCAAGGTCGTTGACGCACCCATAAACGATGTCGCCGGGCTGGAACGCCGTGAAGTCGCCGTCCCATCGCTTGCGCATCGTGGCCGTCAGAGTGCCGCCGGCATCTTCCGAGACTCCCTCAATCGTGCCAACGTCGGCAAACGAGAACTCCCCCTCCTGCGCGTTAAGCCTGTTGTAGATAAGCTCGAACACCTTCATGTAGGAGCGCACGACTATGCTCTCGACCTCGGAGTCGCCCGCCGGGCCTATCCCCGCGCCCTTGCCGTTGATAAAGCCGGACACAAACTCCCCGAAGTGCGCCCAGTCCTCTGCCTTGAGCCTGCCTCCTACGGACAATCCGTAGGGAGTGCGGTCGGATTTGTCCTTGTGGACGAAACGGTCGTTCGCCGGAGAGTCAGCGTCAAGGTCATGTGCGCTCTTTGCGTGGTCTGCCTCATTTGCGTGGCCGGACTCTGCGGCATAATTGGCCTTGTCGGCAAGCGCGGCATAGTCCGCCTCCTTTGCGTGTGCCGCCTCCAGGACATCGCCCCCGGATGTAGCCGGCGTGACGATGCCGCCTCCGGAATAACCTGAAGAGGCGCGCTTTTTAGGCTTCTTTATGATCTTTACATCTATCATGCCGGGTTTATATCTCTTTAAGGTTTATACTTGCATCCCCCTCTATCATGCGGCGTGATATGCCGGTCACAAAAAACTCCTTGTCGGGAAGAGCCGGATGCCTGTAATGATTGAAGAATCCCACATTGTCGGCAGTGTCGAAGAGGCTTTGTGTCAGCTCTACACGAGGGCGATGGCACTCCTTATAATAAGAGTCCACATATATCTGCTCCGGCTTCCCCTCCTCCTGCGTGACAGCGTTGAATATGGACAGCAGCCCAAGGCCCGTGGCCTCGTCGCGCGGGGTCGAGATGTTGACACTGTCGGCCAGCCCCAGCGTCTGCCTCTCTGCCGATGTCAGCGCGGACGTGAAACGGAAGGTTATATCGTCTTTTTCATTTACAAACTCCTCTCCGGAGTCGCTGACGTAAACAAGGTTGCAATCTTCCGTGTTGTTCACAAGGCCGTTGTCGCTGTGAACCTTTATCTCGAATTCGTTCACAAATATCGATGACACATGAGCCATGAGCGGCACAGATTTTTCAGTCCACTTCGTGTGGCGGAACCATGTGGGGTGCCTTCGGGTTATATCGCCCCATATCGTGTTGACAGGGCCGAGAACCATGAAACGCACCTTCCCGGAGAGCCTGTCGCTCTTCTTCACGGGGATGGCAGTCCCCTCCGCGTCGATGCCCATGGTGTAGTCTATGTTGTTCTGTATGTCATATTCCGGGCCTATAAGCTTGTCGCCTATCTTGGGGTCGAAGCCGATTGTGAAGCACTGTGCATAATACTCGTCATCATCGGCGCACTCCTCCCGGGGCTTGTATTCCCTCCACTGGAAATCGGAGGGGCGCCCCTGAGTGCCTGTCTCGACCACACATTTGTCGCCTATCACAAGCATACAGGCAAGCACTCCCACTTTGGAGACCGTGTCTGTGCCGTCGCCTATTGCCGAGAACGCAAACTCATATTCGTCCGGCGAGCCGCCCACCATTGGCAACAGCCCCTCAACCGCGCTTTCCTCCTGAGGAGGGGACGTGGGGGAGTCGGCTTTCCACCATTGCTGCGTGTAATACCTCCCCTGCGTGTTGTTTTTGCTCGCCACAGGGAAGTAATGTAGCGGCCACCACACCGGGTCGGGATTGTTCCCCGGCCTCTCGTCGTAGCGGCATGACACCGCCACAAGCGGGTTCAGGGCGATCTTGCCCGAAAGCACTATATAGTTCGTGGTGTCGTCGTCCGACGGGGAGAACACGCCCCCCGACGTGTTGCCTACATACTCCGCGCACGGAGAGTTGGCAAGAAGGCTCGCCTCAGTCGGGTACGCCTCCCCCGGTGTGTCCTTGCCGTTGCCGTTGACACTGACCACAAGCGATGTCGTCATGTCAACTTTCGACACAAGAGAATTATCCGATGTGCCGACATTGCGGTCAACCACGCCGAACGCCATGAGGGATGCGCCGGGCTTCTCCCTCATGGCGAACGGGAGGGCGTGCTGGTCGCGGTTGGGGTTCTGCCGGCAATACAGGCTCATCAAGTCTTTGCCCCCGTCGCCGAAGAACCTCCACGACATTGCATCCTGAACCTGCATGAACCAGTCGCGCACCTTCGCCTCCGTGTAGTCGGTTACATTCCCCCCGGTGATGTCCACGAACGCCCTGTAGGCCGTCTTGCCGTCACCCTCGGAGATATATTCGGTAAGATATTTCTGCTTGTTGGAATATGGCGACTTAAAGCTATCCGAATCCAGGGGCGACTCCACAAGATTCTCCAGGGCCATCAGGTCGCAAGTGAGAGATATGCGGTTATACACCTCCCCCATTGACAGCTTGGTGTCGGTGTCGGCGCAGTTCCGGCGGCTGATGTCTACAATCTTTTTGTCTCCGCCCACCAATGACGGCGCCCCATGGAGCGCGTGCCATTGAATATTCGAGCCGCTTTTAAGCGTGTCGCGGGAGAAAACGTCGAAGCGCGTCCCCTCCTGGCGTATATGCAGACACAGATAGCGCATCGCCTCCTCGAGCACATCGCGCATCTGCCAGACATCGTCCTCGCTGTCTCCGAGAAACAGAAGCTCCGGCACGGATATGCCGCTGAACACATCGCCCGGCTCGCCGCCGGCTCTCATCAGCCGGCTCCCGTCAAACCTCACGCCGGGGGCTGACTCCCCCGACAGGTCCAGTCCTCCGAACGCCGACATCGCCTGGGCAATGATGCCGAGGAGCGTTACATTCCCTGCCTCCGCTTTCACGGATTCATAAGACCGCCCCGCGCCGCCGATCCCTTTGTATCGCATGTGCTGGAGAGCCGACAGCGCATCTATACAGTTTATCTCTATTTCGTCGAAGACCTCGTTGAAGCCTTGGCTGTAGGTCTGAGGCTCCACATATCCGGCGAAAACAATCTCGCCGTTCTTGCGGATATTCACAACCGCGTCCATGCACGAGGGGCAGAACAGCTCGGAAAGAAGGCTTCGCGACATTAGCCGGACCGTGGCCGATGACTGCAGCACATGGTCGAAAGCCCCGTCAGTCTCGCTCCGGACCTCCACAGGGTCGTCTGTGAATGTCACGCCTGAGCCGGGTGCCCCTATCTCTATGGCGCGTGTGCGGTCTTTACGGGTGACAATCTCAACCTTCACCCGGTCGCCTCGCTGTGTCATGAATTCACCGTGCAGATACATTTCCCTACATTTTAAAGATTAAACTTCTTGCCGGACTTCCCCGACACCTTGATTTCATTCTCAAGCGCGATGATTATGTCGCGCCCCCTGAGCCTCACCTCTCCCCCTATCACAACAGGGGCGGCGGCAGAACCGCCGATAATCTCTTTCAGCTTATTCAGCGGGGCGACAACCTCCGGGTTGCTCTTAGCCCCGGCATACTCGCCCATGAGGCCGAGCGTGGGGCCGTAGATCACGCCGCCGTCGGCAAAGGGCATCACCCCTATCGCCTGCACAATCGACGTGGCCCCTGCCACGAAGCCGGAGGCTATGCCGAACCCGGTCAAAGGGATGGAGGCATGAGCCGCGAAATATTGCGCCGCCGCAAGCTCCATATAACTCTGCGCGGCGAGCTTGTTGGCCGCTATGACCGGAGCCTGCGCTACTGCCGCCCCTTCGGCCATGCCTGTCTGCACACCTTGCGCCGTGGCGGTCACGGTCGTGGCCGCTGCCTCCTCGGTCTTGGCCGCCGCGTTTGCCTTCGTCACTATGCCGAGCATCTGAAGAATCGTGATAACAGCCGATATGCCGTTATATATCTGAATGAAGCCGTCGACCACGCCCGTTATCCTCTCCCATGCGTTTGCATCATCGGCGAGCGCGCCCGTGATGCTCTCTACTCCCGACGCTATGCCTTTTATATTATTCCAGCCTTCTGTGAGCGTGTCAAACGACATCACGCACTCCCTCCGCCAGTCCTCATAGGTGCCCTTCAATTCCTCAAGTGCCTGGCGCTGGCCCTCGGTGGGCGGGTTGTCAAGGTCTTCAAGCTGCTCCCGGATCTCATTTATTTTCTCCGAAAGCGTGTCAAAGCCCATCCCCCTGACCTTTATTTTTAAATCTCTGTCAGACAGGGAGAGCATGTCGCTGACCTCTTTCTGCATCTGAGGGATCTCGATGCCTCGCTCATAGGCTTTCTTCTTTTCCTCGAACGCCTGCTTGGTCTTCTGCAAGGCCATCACCTCATCGGCCGACGCGTTCTGGATCTTTGTGTCGAGAAGTGATATGGCCTGGTCTATCTTGCTGATGGTGCCGGCCTCCTCAGGACTGGCGGCAACGCCCGCCGAGGCTATGCTTGTCGACATTTCCACTTCTCTGTCCCTGAGCCTTGGCAGACGCTGCGCGGCGAACTTTTTCTCGCTTTCAGTCCCTTCTTTCAGCAGTTCCGTGCAGTAGGCTATCTCCTCCTCGAGCTCGCGGTAACTGCCGATCTTGTCTATGTCGACACTCACCCTCGCGCTTCGCTCAAACGCCTCCCGCTCTTCGCGGCGCTTCTTTATTGCCGCGTCTATCTGGGCAAGATGCTCGGCGGAGGCGGTCTTCCGCATCGACTGAAGGCGTGACTCCTCACGCTCGTAGTCTTCTATGCAGGTCATCTCCACGCGCCCCTTTGACTCGAACTCGTCGCGCTCCTTCTGCGTCCGGGTGATGTTCTCGTCAATGCTCGCCAGTTCCTCTGCGGAGGCGGTCTTCCGGAGCTTTGTCCAGTAGGTGATCTCTTTGTCGTAGTCTTCGAGCGAGGAGAAGTCAGCCGGCCTTTCGAGCTCGGCCTTTGCAAGCTCGATCGCCCCTTTCTCTTTCTCAAGGGCGGCAACCTTCTCGCGGATTGCGGCGCGCTCCGTCTCCGACGCGCCCACATACTTCTCCTGATACTCGGCTATAAGTTTATTAATCTTCTGAAGGCGCGTCTCCTCGCTCTTGTGGCCGCCAAGGTCAGGACGGTTCTTCGAGCCTTTCACCGGCATCACAATCTCCGACATCTCTTTCTGCACGTCCTCAAGTTCCTTTTTCTTCGCCAGGATTTGAGCGGTGTAGTCGTCATAAACCTTTTGCGCCTTATCAAACACGCCGGGGAGTATCTTCGGAGCGTCAAATGCTCCGGGAAGCGTCTTCGGGGTGGCGGATGTCGCGGGAAGCGTCTTCGAAGCGTCAAATGCTCCGGGAAGTGTATTCGGAGCGGCGGATGTCGTGGGGAGCGTCTTCGGAGCGTCAAATGCTCCGGGAAGCGTCTTCGGGGCCTCTGGCTTGGCCGGAACCGGGGAGGCGGCGTTCTTCTCGTCACCCTCTTCGCGCACCACTTTCGCGCCGTTGACCTCAAGCCGTGCTATCTTGTCGCGGCTGAGCTCAAGCTCGGCAATCTGGTCGGCAAGTTTTCTCGCCTTGGCCTCGGCCACAAGCTGACGGCAATAAGCCTGAGAGTTTTTCACAAGGGCTTGATACCATGATGCCACCGATGAGAAATACCCCATAGTGTCGCCATAGGTGTCGTTCAGCTCCTTTACAATCTTCTTTTCCTCCTCCTTGCTGCCTTTGAAATCTTTTAGCCTTGATATGTTGAGCTCGATGGAAGACACGGCGGCTTTCCGGGCGTCGTCCTCAACCTCGGCGGCCTCAGCGGCCATCTCTGCCGCGCGCTTTGCTCGTGACTCTGCGGCTGAGAGTGTGTCGGCGGCGTCCGAAGCCTTGTAGGCAGACGTGGAGAATTTGTCAAGAAGATACGAAAGAGCCATGAATGCCACGCCGACACCTGTGGAAATCATCAGCCCCTTGATGGCGACGGTGGCCACACGGGCCGACACGCCTGTGGCGTTTATAACAGCGTTCAGCAACTTGACCGGGATAATGAACCCCTTGACCGCTTTCGCCGCCGTCCTGACTCCTCCGGTAAGTTTCACCACACCCATGCAGGCTATAACGGCGGAAGACCCTATGGAAAGAAACGGCTCGTAAGCCTGGAGAAGCCCGCCAATCTGCTCATTAACGTCGCCGAGGTCGTTCTCAAGCTGCTTCATGCGCCCGGAGGGAGTCTGAGCCAGCTTCTCGTTCATCCCTCCCACCGAGTCGGAGACCACATCCACAAGCACGGCCACGCGCTCCGACTCCGTGCCGAATTTCAGCACCTTCTCCTGCGCCTCGTCAAACTTGTAGCCGTAGCGGCTCAATGCCCCGGTCTGTCCCTCCATCACCTTGCCGAGCATGGTGGCTATCTGCGAGGCGTTCTCGCCTGATGCCGCCAGGCCATACTGCTGCGCAAGCATGTCGTTCATTACCGGGATAAGGGCCTTCAGGCTGCTTTTCAGTTCAAGGTAGGTGGCCAGCTCCTGCGCCCCGGCGAGCTGCACCTCGTCGCCGATTATACCTATCTGCTGCTGTGCGGAACAAAAGTCTTTTATGCTCTGGATATCCTCCTCCCTTGCGTCCATGGTGTTCCTCATCACCTGCGCAAGCTGTGTTTCAACCTCGTTCTGCACAGCATACGCCCCCGTGTATTCCTTCACAGCGGATTGCAGGCTGTCGAGCGTGGAGCTTACCGACTCAAGGCTTGTGGCCACCGCCGCGAAATTAACGAAATCTTTGCCTAATTTATCCGCCTCGGTGACATTTGCATTCATGACCTGGCGCAACGCATCGGCGTCAAGGATGAGTTTCCTGAATCCTCCCTCCGCGTCCTCCAGTTTAAAGCCTATCGATATCGTCGCTTTAGAAGCCATTTTGTTCCGTTTTTTTGTTGTATTTTTATAAACTTTTAATTACCTTTGTATCGCAAACCCTAAAAAATCAGAATTATGATACCATGCAATTTTAACCTATGGCTTATCATGGCCATGAAAGGATTCGTCTACCGTATCCTCCATCCCGAGCTCCTTACTTTCACAGACTGGGTACTTATCGTGTGCGCATCCGTATGGATTCTTTGTTTCATCACCTTGCTCATACTTGTCACCAACCATATTTTCAACAGATTGGATAAAGAAGCCGGGGAATGGGGGTCTTATCTTCCTTGGTGGGGGACCCCTCCATCCGACTAATCGGGAAAACTCCGGCAGAGCATCACCCTCTCCCAAGCCTTTTCAAGAACATAGCCTTCTGCTCCTCTTTGTCCACTGGGGCGCACTCTTTGCGGCCCCGCGTCTTCCTGTCCCACGGGAGAGGAAGAACCATGGCCGGCGACAGGCGTTTCTTGCAATGCGGCTGCATGGTCATCACTGCGTGAAGGCGCATACGCTCCCAGCATTCCCGCTGATCGGCCTCGCGGGTCTCGCGCCAAGCCCTGAACGCCTCCTCGGCCTCTTCCGGGGTGAGGCGGCAGAAATCTTCATACGACATCCCCACCGCCCCGAGCGCGTGCCCTAAGAGTTCGCAGATCCCGGCGGGCTTTTTTTTTCGCCACCGCCGTCTGCCTGTCCGAGTTTTTTCTGCTCCTCCGCAACCATCTCCTGCCACTGACGCATCTCATCGTCGCCGATCGAGTCGGCAAACTCCATCAGAGACAGCGGAAACTCACGCTTCTCGCGCTCACAGGCCGAGACAACGCAGCACCACAGGAACTTGAAAAGGTCGGAGAGGCTGCGGGGATTTATCTCCGTGGCCTCTTTCCCGGTCAGCTCCTTGAAGCGAAGCATAGCCCCCATTGTCTGGCAACAGGGGTATGGCTTGCCGTTTATCAGAATCTCGATCCTTTTCATGACGCTGCGTCTGTCGTTTTGCCGGGGTAAACCTCAGGCTCCCCGGAGTTGGACATCTGGCCGCTATAAGTGGAGTCATCCTGAGCGGGCGAGGTCTCCTCGAGAGAGTCTATCACGAAATTGCCCTTCACATAAGGCTTCGTGTCCTCGCCGCGCTTGAATGCCTCGACCTCCACAAGCGCGCCGCTGCCCCATTTGGCGGCAATCTCCTCATAGCCGTTCTCTTTCTCGTCATAAAAGCGAAGACCCTCGAAAGAAATGGAGATAGAGAGGCCGGCCGCCCCTTTCTCTTTCCACATGCCCGCCGAAAGTGGCGCGTCTGCCGCCGGCTTGACGGCCCGCTCTTTGGTCTCGGTGTTGAATGTGATGGTGTGGGACGTGCAATGCCCCACGGCCTTACCCCCGACTTTAAGCAGGAGGTCACTGCCATTGATATAATCTTTTGCCATAATATCTGAATAGTTTTGATTTAAATTTTCACGTCAAACACAAGCCTCTCCACATATGCGTCGTCTTCCCAGAACTCCTCGTGGTCGGAGAGGCGGCATGAACGCATCCTTATGCCCTCTTCCTCGCAGCTTATGCCGTCGAGGGCTTCCCTCACAGCCTCGGCGAGGGTCACGGCCTCCTCATACCCTTCGGCGCAGCAGCACACCTCCAGTTCTGCCGTGTCGGCTCCCTGCCCCCCTTTCACGGGGGCCTGTTCAAGCCCTATTGTCTTGAACACGATGTAGGGGAGCGTGGCCTGGTCTACTGCCACCGGGAAAACCTTGTCTGTTATCCCGGCCACCGCCGGGGCCTCAGAGAGGAGCTTCCCTATGATGATCCCCGCGCTTATCGATGTCTTAGGTGCATCCATATTTCTTTGCTATCCTGCGTATGCTGTTGCGGATGTCGTTTTGCAAATATTCCGTTATACCGTCTTTCACGTCTTCTTTCGTCTTTTTCATAAACCCGTATTCCGGCATCCTTCCGGTGCTGTGGGAGCGCCTCCGGCGTTTGAAAACCCTTGCTTTCGTGCGCCTCTCCCGGGTGCCGCCCTCAGCCCATAGCAGGATATGCTTTTTGTCCTTGCCTTCCCCGTTCTGACGAGCGAGCAGACGCTTCTTCCTGCTCTCTTTCGACCCGATGGTGACGCGGAAGCCGAGGGTTTTCCTGTAGACCAGCCGGCGGATCCCTTTCGCGAACGTCTTGTCCTGGCGAAGCCCGCTCTTGCGCAGATGCCTCACTGCCGTCTGCCTCACGCGGGTCGCCGCCTTGCTGAAGCCTCCTTTAAGCGCCTGCCTGCGCCGCCGGGGCTCAAGGGCGTTGAGCATCCGCTGCAGCTCTCTGTCGTCGTAGGTCAGCATCACGTCACTTGTTTACACGTTCGCATTTCAGTGTGAGCATGCCTCGGTCGATGTTGGGCACGATGTTCGTAACCGTGTACTCATGGCCGCCAAGCTGCTCCACCCTCCAGTTCTCGTCTATCTCGTGGGCGTCGCGGATGTTGAACTCCGCGCTGTAGTCGGGGAAATGCTCGCCGAGCTCCTCCCGGCGCGCGCCTGTGAACTTCACGCGCTCCGCCCACACGGTCGCGGTCGGCACATAGACCGTCTTCTCCGACCGGAACTTGTCGGCCTTCGTCTCCGGCCTCAGGAGCCTCAGCTTATATTTCATCCGTCCCGCCTGCATCGTCAGCAAGTTTTACCCAGGGTTTGACAAGCGCCTGAAGAGCGTCCGGAACCTCGTGCATCTGCGCCGCGCTCGCGCTCTCGCGCTGGTTATACCAGTGCCCGGCGAGCATCATGGCCGCCTGCGCGAGTGGGCGGGGGAACACGCCGCCGTTCATCGCGCGAAGCTCCTCAGCCGTGCGACGCGTGGCCCCCACAATATGCTCCTCGGAAGTGTCCAGCAAATGCTGCAGATACTCGTCATCGCCGGTGAAATCATCGGCGCGGACGTGTTTCTTGAATAGTTCCAGACTCACCTCAGACATCGCTTATGCCTCCTCCTCCTTCTTCTTCTTCTTGCCAAGGATGAACGCCTCCTGATAGAGGGTGACTGTGCCGAAACGGGCGTTCAGAACGAAATCCACGGCGTTTTTGCGGGCAAGTGTGTAGGGGTCCACTATCAGGTTCATGGAGTCGAAGAAACCTGCCGCCTGATATGCCCAGTCGCCGAAGCCGATGTGGCCGTCGCCGATGTGGGGGGTGGTGAACACGGGGTAGCCGAGCACATGGTCGTTCTCGCAAAGGAACCTGCCGCTGCCGGAGTCAACCTTGATGTCCTCGAGCTCGGCCTTCATGTCTTCGGTCATGACCCAGCATGGGGCGATCAGCTTGATGCCGGTCTTCACGACCTGCGCCTTCATCTTCAGAAGCTCCCTGCGCGTGGGCACTTCGCCGGCGAACTCGAACGGGGTCTTGGCTGCCTCCACAAACGGGCCCACGATGGCCTTGTCTTTAACCTTGTTGCCGTCGCTCACGTCTGTGTATGTCCCCTCCGTGGTGAAAAGGGCCTCGTTGACGCAGTCGACAATGGCGGCGGGCATCTCCTCGCGCACCACGCCCTCCACAATCCCCTCGGAGTCGTTGAGCTCCTCGCGGGTCACGGGGATGGCGCAGCCGAGTCGCTCGGGCTTGGTCTCGAGCTTGCTCCAGTCTATATTGGAGTCCTCAAGGCGCTCTCCCTCCTTCACCCATTTGGCCTGACCTTTGCCGTGGCGTGGCCAGCGGAGTGTGCCGCCGCTCAGCCCCGTGCGGATGGTGAGGCCCACCTTGTCGTAGATAAGCCCGGCGCGGAGGGGCTTGAGCATCTCCTGCTGCTGGATGGGGATGATGCCTGTCCCCTCTACGTCTGCCGTGGTCATGAGGTCGCGGCAGAGCATAACTGTCACCTGCTGGCGGTTAGCTATGCTGTCGCGGAGAATGCTGTCGGGATTGCTGCTACGCGGAAGCTCGGGGCTCTGGAGGGCCTGGATCTTCATCGCTATGATGTCGTTGTCTCTCACGAGGCGCACATATTCCGTGTCCTCTTGCTCCGTGCGCTCGCGGTTCTCGCGCTCGCACACGTCTGCGATCTCGCCTATGCGAGTGGTGTTCTCCTGATGTCGCTGGATAAGCTCTCGGAGCACTGTCTGTTTCGGTTTTGCCATTGCCGTTATTATTGAATAGTTTTGTTTTTAGCTCATATCTTGTGGCGGGAAGCCTCCCTCATCGTGCGGATATACTCCCCGAGGTCGCGTAGCCCCTCTTCGCGGAGCCCGGCTGAGAGGTCGCGGGCCTCTACGCTCGTGGCCGGATAGGCCGGGTCGGGGGTGATGGTCATGTCGTAGACCCCGGTCATCACCTTCACGCGGCATGTCACGACTGTCTTGTCTCCCTTGCGCTCCACTTTGCGCTCCACATAGTCGCGGTCGTAGTAGCGGGTGCTGAAGGCGAACGAGCAGCCGTCGATGATGCCGCTCCTCACAAGCTCCAGCGCCTTGTCGCCGTCCGGTGTCCGGGGGGCCTCGAAACTGAAGGCCACGCCCCGCTCGTCTATAGTGTAGCCCAAAGTCCCGGAGCCTTGCTTGCTCCGGGCAAGCAGCAGCTGCCGGTCATGAAACATCGTGAACTTTATGTCGGAGCTGTCGAGAAGCTCCTGAGTCACGGCCTCGCGCCCTATTATCTCGCGAAGCTCCTCCTCGCCGTCGTCATAAAGAGGCGCGGAGGGGGTGTCGAACAGGATGGCATAGCCCTCTATGACCCTGCCGGACGATTCCCCCTCCCCTGTGTCACGCACACGCAGTTCCGAGGGCGTGTGTGCCTCTCTTTTTACATTTAAACCTATATCAATCTTTTTTGCCTTCGTCATTTTCTTCTGTGTCTTCTGTGTCCTCTTTCTCTTCTTTGTCCTCTTTCTCTTCTTTGCTCCCGTCTGCAAGACCGTTCGCCGGCTCGTCGATCCTCCGGAGGTTCGCGCTCACAAGAACCGCGTCGCCTCCTTCCACCGGGGGGCGGTTCTCTTCACGGCGGGCCTCGTTCACGGTGTAGAGCCCGGCGGCTATCATCTGCGACTGGTACTTCACCTTGGTGTCGAGGTCGCAGGCGTAGAGGCCGCGCCGGTCGAATGACACCCGGCACTTATGATAGAGCGACTCCGGGAACAGCTTGCGCTGGAACTCGGCCTCGATCTTGCGCAGAAGGGGGTTGAGCGTGTTCGACAGGAACGCCACGTTGGCCATCTCCGCGCTCTTGTAGTTGTTCGACGTGTCGTCAAACACGAAGCTCGGGTGGACCCCGAAAAATCGGCATATCTCGCGGACTGTGAACTTACGGCTCTCAAGGAACTGCATGTCGGCTGAGCTCATCGAAAGCTGGCTCCAGGCCACCTGGCCCGGAAGCGACACTATCCGCTCCCCGGAGCGGAAACGGTCGTCAAGATTGTCGGCCACCTTCTCCAGCTCCTTGTCCTGGTATTCGCCGAAACCCCTTATGTCGGCGCCGTTGCTGACTATGCCCCTCACGTCGCCCCCGTTGGCGAAGCGGCTGAGGGTCTCGCGGTCGCCGGTGCCGGCTATCGCGGTCGCTGTCCTCGCATACGAAAGGACGCTCTGGCCGGTCTTCGGGTCGGCCCCGGGCATCCCTTTTATGTGGATCACCTGGCTCTCGTCATATTTGCCATACACGCCCGTCACGCTGTCGCTTATCGTGTAGGTGTCGGCCGTGGTGTCATGGCTCACCGTGTGGCGGCCGCACAGCGCAAGCCGCCAATAACCCCTCTCGCCATAGAACGGCACGACATAGGCGTTGCCGGCGAGCAGGAGCTCCGCCACAAGCCCGCGAAGAAAGTCGAAGGAGCTTGTGGCAGAGTCTGGCTGAACATTAAGCAAATAAGACAATGAATTTGAGAAATCCTCTGTGAAGATGCCGCCGCGGCGGCGAAGTATCTGCACCGGGAGGCTCGCCACGCTCTCTGAAAGAAGGCGGACGCAGCAATAAACCGTGCCTATGCTCAGCGCAGGGGTCAGGGGGAAGTCGAAAACCGGACGCGCCCCCGTGCGGGGCGCGTCCGGCTTCCCTGCCGGCGCGTCAGACGCGTTGCCGCCGGCGCCCTCCTGCCCTGAGCCGCGCAAAAGGAATTGTGTGACAGCTGAGAGGAATCCCATAAAAGAAAAGAATATTTCGTATGCCGCAAAGATAGTGAATATCCTCCGAAAAACCGCCCCGTGAGCTTATAATAATTCTCTTTTTTATCGCTTGAAGTCAAGAAACTGCCTCAGGCACATCAGCATCGTGATCACGCCGTCTATCTTGTCGGCGTGCCGGCGCTTCACGGGCTTGCAGTTCTCCATCCGGTCATAGTCAAGGACAGCGTTGCCGAAGCAGTAGAAGTTGATGGGGTTGTCGTTTATATGGATCTTCCCGGTCTTGACCCCGTGCTCGAACGTCTCGACCGGCGACGTGAACACGCCGTAGGTCTGCCCCACCGGGGTCAGAGCCCCTGAGCCCCCGGCGGCGCGGAGCATGTTCACGCACTCCTGGCTCTTCCATGCGTCATAGCCTATCCCCAGGATGCGCACGCGGCGGCTGAGCATCAGGACGTAGTCAACGATCGCCCGGTAGTCTATCACGTCCCCTTTCGTCAGCGTCAGATGACCGCGCTCTGCCCATGCCCGGTAGAGCCGCTCGTTAGCGTGGCCGGGCAATGCCCCCTCCGGAAAAAAGTAGGACGTGTGGAACCGGAACCCCTTCTCGCCCTTGTCATAGACTCCGAGGGTGACGGCGGAGAAGTCGTCGCTCTCGCTCAGGTCTATGGCAACCATCGCGTCGGGCCTCCCCTGGAATGAGTCGAGGGGCATGGCCCCGCTCACGCTCCGGGCGAGGGTGGACGAGATCCAGCATTTCTGCTCGTTCTCGGCATACACGTTCAGAAGCTTCGTCCGGAACGCCAGCATCGCCGCCGCGCCGTCGCGCGTGGCCTTCTTGTACTCCTGCCGGTAAAAGTCCATGCTCACTGTCACATCCATGTGGGGGTGAACCTTCCGCCATGTAGCCTCGCTGTCCTCCGGGTCGTCGATGTCGGGCTCGAAGATGTGCACAAACAGGCTGTCATCCTCTATCTCGCCGAGCAAGACCTGCTTGTAGCCCTGGAGCATCTCGTAGAACGGCCCCTCGAACACGTCGCTCGCCGTCGTGATGATCACGGTCAGTGGGTTGTCGCGCACGCCCATCGACGTGGTGAGAACCGTCAGAAGCTCTGAGTCGCGGGCCTGGCTGAACTCGTCCATGATCACGGTCGAGGCGTTCAGGCCGTCCTTGGTCCTGGCGTTGGCCGTCAGGCACTGGCAGAACGCTATCCGGTCGGGGCGCCGGCTCTTGATCATCTGCTCGTTCACCACATAGCGCCGACCTTTGGGGTCGAGGCGGCGGACGCACCCCCTGATGACGTCGAAACATTTCTTGGCCTGGTCGCTGCTGTTTGCACCGGTGTAGCTCTCGGCGTTGCTGTCGCCATAAAGAAGGTCGTTCACCGCGAACGCCGCCGACGAGGTGGTCTTGCTGAACTTGCGGGGGACGTATAGCACGGCATCCCTCACCACGCGCCGCTCCCCTTCCCAGAAACCTGTGATGGCCGCGAACTGGAATGCCTGAACCGGGGTCAGCCGGTAGGTGCGCTGGCCGCGCTTCCCGGGGAAGTACAGGCTCTCGTAAAGCGTGAAGAAACGCCAAACCTCCGTGGCGTTGATGCCGTATTTCCGGCACATCCCGAGGAATCTCTTCACCGCAAGCTGCTCAAACAGGTTGTGCCCGCCGGGGTTCCCCGCAACCTCCCTGACGTACTGGTCGAGCCTGATGTCTACATCCCGGAGGCGGTAGCTCCCTATGTCGGATCTCCCCAGCCACGCCGTCACCTCTGCCTTGGCCAGTGTCAGCCTCGCTCTCTCCTCCTCTGTCATCTCTCTTCGGGTTTTATGACCACGCTTTTGCGCGTGGAGTCTATAACCTTTTTCGTCAGGTCGATTATCGGGTCGTTGTCGTCAATGCCGCTCAGCTCCTCGGCGGTGAGGCCGAGTGCCTTCATCTGCCTCGTCACGCTCTCCTGGGCCTCTTTCTGGATCCTGAACACGGGGTGCGGCCCTATCGTGTCGTTGCCGTAGCGCGACACAACCGGGATGGTCACACCCTCGAGGCTGTCTATCTCGTCGTTGGCCAGCTCAAGTGTCCGGATTGCCCCGGCAAGAGAGATGATCTGGATGTCAAGCCCCTTGCTGTATTTCCCGGCGGCGCGCAAAGCACGCGCTATGTCTTTCCTGTAGTCCGATACTTTCTTTGCCATTTTGTTGAATATTTCGTAAAATTCGCCGTAAATATAAAAAAATTGTCCTAAATCTCCTTTTTGCTTAATTTGAAAAAATCGCTCGCGCATTTTCAGAGGTGGGCGCGGGGTTTAACGGCCCTATACCCCTTTTAAAAAAAGGGCCCCGGGTCACTCGTCGCCGAAGAAACGGGAGATGGCCTCCGACGTGTGCGCGTCGTTGATGCGCCGCGCAGCCGCCCTCCCGCTCCGCCCCATCGACTCGTGCTCGCTCACATGGCAGGGGCGGCAGAGGGCGCGGAGGTTCTGAGGGTCGAACATCAGCCGCTCCTTCTCCGCAGCCGTCAGCCCGTGCTCCACGGGGCGCACGTGATGAACCTCGCGCGCAGCCGTCAGCCTCCCCTCCTGCTCGCAACGCTCGCACAGAGGGCGAGCCGTCAGCACGCGACGCCGCAGCCGCAGCCACCGCGCCGTGTGTATCAGCCTGTTATATTCAGCATCCTTTGCCATGCTCCCTGATGTAAGATTTCATCGCGTCAAGAAACTCTGCCTGCCTCTCCCCCTTGCCGGTGATGGCCCCCTCCATGCGCTCGTCAACTGTGCCCATGGCCACCAGCTTCTGCACTGTCACCGGCCTCTGCTGCCCCTGCCTGTGGAGGCGGGCGTTGGCCTGCTCGTAGAGCTCGAGGTTCCATCCGGTCGAGAACCACACGATCCGGTGGCCCCCGGCCTGCATGTTTAGCCCGAACGCCGTGCTGGCCGGATGGGCGAGCATCAGCCGCACCCTCCCCGCGTTCCAGTCGCGGAGGTCTTCCTCGCCGCCGTAGGATCGGGGGTGAAGCGACGAGAACCGACGCATGATGCGGTCGCGGTCGTGCCTGTACTGGTAGAAGCACAGCACGGGGCTATCGTCGGCCTCCAGGATCTCGCCAAGCGCGTCGAGCTTCTCGCCGTGGATCTCCACGGCCTCCCCGTCGTCGCCATACACCGCGCCGTTGGCGAACTGCGAGAGCTTCCCGGTCAGGGCGGCCGCGCTCGCGGCTGTCACCATCCCGGGGTCGCCCCCCGCCGCCGCAAGCGTCTCCATGATGCGCTCGCGCTCGAACTTGCGGTAACGACCCATCACGCCCGACGGAAGCATCACAGGCACTGTCTCCTCCATCTTCTCGGGGAGGCTCAGCCAGTCCTCGGCCCGCATCGTCAGCGCGATGTCCGACAGCAGGGCGTGAATCTCCTCTTCCGCCCCTTCTTTCGGCCAGCACTTGATGATGATGTTATTGCGCTCCACTGTGTTGAACCACCGGCGGCGGTAATGGGTCACGAACCGCCCCAGGCGCGCGCCGTTGTCTATGCAGCACACCTGCGCCCAGAGGTCGATAAGCCCGTTGGGCGCGGGCGTGCCGGTTAGCCCCACCACGCGACCAACGCCGGCGAGCCCCTTGCGGAGGGCCTTGAACCGGAGGCTCCGGTGGTTCTTGAAGCTCGTGAGCTCGTCGATAACCACCATGTCAAACGGGAGCCGCCCCTTGTAGCGGTCGGAGAGCCACACCACGGAGTCGCGCCCGATGACATACACGTCGGCCTCGCTGTCGAGGGCCGCGCCGCGCTTCCTGGCGTCGCCGCAGGCCACGCTCACCCGCAGGTCGAGGTGGTTCCACTTCGCCGCCTCCGTGCTCCACGTCGACTCGGCCACCTTCTTCGGAGCGATCACAAGCACGCGCCCCACCTCCCCGTGCCGCGAGAGGTTCTGGACTGCCGTCAGCGTCACAATGCTCTTCCCAAGGCCCATGTCGAGAAACAGCAGGCACCTCGGGTGGCTCTCCACCCACGCTATCGCGCGGCTCTGGTAGGGATGGGGGCTAAACCTCATGGCTCCCCCCCTCCCCCGGGGCGCGCTTCCTCATGGCCGCCGCCACTATCTCGTCGGCCTTCTCGCGGCTGTCGCACACATAGGCCGCGAAACCCAGCCCGCGAAGTGTCGCTATCCGGTGGCTCTGCAGCGGAGTGGGGCGTGCGCCGTGGCTCTTCACCTCCACCCACACCGCCACGCCCCCGGGGTAGAGCAGAAGCCGGTCGGGATAGCCGGTCGTTGTCGCGCTGCTGTATTTCAGCGACACGCCCCCGGTCTCCCTTACCCTCCGCGACAGGTAACACTCGATCGCCTTCTCACTGACCTCCGCGTTTCGCCTTAGCCTTCTTTCTGCTCTCATGGTTCCTCTTTTTGCACTTGTCTGTATATTTCCGGTAATACTCCTTCGAGTAGACCCTGTTCCTCTCTTTTTTTTCGGCCTTGCGCTTAAGCCTCAGCGCGGCAAAGGCCGTCTCGCGTGTCGCGTGGCACACGCCCCGCCGCCACATCTCGTCGTCGAACGCGCTCCCGGTGTCAACCACGCTGTACACCCTCGGATCCTCATCCTTGTCCGGCGACAGCACCCAGTACCGCTCCCCCTTCTTAGTCCGCTCTCCCGTCATCGCTTTCGTCTCTATGTTTTTGAAAAGAAATTTTATTAGAATTGCAGTAGACTATCCTTTCGCTCTGAAGCCTGTAGATTGCATCTTCATCCAATCTAACCTTAATCTTAAAAAATGATGAGACATATGCGTTGCCCGAAGCCTCCACGGTGGCGTTGCCCGAAGCCTCCACGGTGGCGTTGCCCGAAGCCCGCACGGTGGCGTTGTCCGAAGCCCGCACGGTGGCGTTGTCCGAAGCCCGCACGGTGGCGTTGCCCGAAGCCCGCACGGTGGCGTTGCCCGAAGCCCGCACGGTGGCGTTGCCCGAAGCCCGCACGGTGGCGTTGTCCCAAGCCCGCACGGTGGCGTTGTCCGAAGCCCGCACGGTGGCGTTGCCCGAAGCCCGCACGGTGGCGTTGTCCCAAGCCCGCACGGTGGCGTTGCCCCAAGCCTCCACGGTGGCGTTGCCCGAAGCCAGGATATATCCGGATTTTACGGATTTGTTGGCATAAATGCCGTTCCATTCAAATTCCTCCTCGTGCTCCGCAACCAGTTCCGGCGTGATCACCCCGTGTGCGCAGCACCAATAGAAGTTCTCCTTCACCACCTCCATAAGCTCCTGAAGGGTTTCGACCTTGTATGCCCTTGAATACTCCGGCACACATGCCTGCGCCTCTTTCGCTCTCCTGAGGATCTCAGCCTTGAGACCCTCGAATCTTGTGTCTTTTTCCATTGCCTTTTTTTACTTTTATGTGAAATTGTAACCGTGTAACCGGGTTTGCATATAATCTTCCGCGCGTATGTCCTAACGTGTCATTATGTTATTAGGACATATGTTTTGCATCTTTATATATTTCTCGGTTACATTTTCAAAATATCGTTTATAAAAATGTTATTATAAATCATTTAAAGTGTAACCGAGATTTTTCGGGAAGGCAGATTCCTTACGATGCCAAGTTTTTTGCACACCGTAAAGTTTAGACCTCCCACTACCCTTCATCTCCCACGAGTCCGAAAGGCTGTTCAGGTACTGACCAACCTCGCGGCTGCGAGCCGAATATTCCCGGTCGCCCCGGCTCATCTCAAGAAGCTCCTGAAGAATCTCCGGCACTGTCACCGTCTCCCGCAGATGGTGCCCTAAGGCCCCCTCCAGCCGCGTGTCGCCACGGTTTCTCTTCCACCAGTTCCGCCGATCCTCGAGGCTCTCGTAGTCCCAGCGGTCGGGGAGCCACATGTCAAGGAAGTCGTCGATGTCCGGCAGCACCGGGTTCGCACGTTCAAGGTTGTGCCTGTCCTGCACCTCCCTGATGGCCTCGTCATAGGAGTCGTCGAGATAAAGCGGCTCGCCGCGCCTGTGGAGAGCCACGGACTCGGCCCACAGCTGGTCCCGCTCCTGCTCCAGATCCCGCCACACGCTCTTGGACGCCGGCCTCCGCCCCACGTCGATGGGCAGGAAGCGGCGGTTGCCGGTCTTATCCCGCAGGTAGTCGTTGGTGTTGGTGGTGCCGAAGAAGACGCAGCCGCGCGGGATGTCCTTCACGTGCCGCCCGTAGGCCGCCCGGAACTTATCGGAGCGTAGGCTGAGAAACTGCTTGATGCGGGCCACATCGGACTTATAGAAGGCGTCCAGCTCGCTGACCTCCACCAGCCACACGCCCTGCAGCAGTTCGCTGGCCTCCTTGCCCTCGAATGTCCGGATGCTGTCGTTGAACCAGACCATGCTCATCTTGTCCAGCAGCGTACTCTTGCCGATTCCCTGTGGCCCTGAGAGAATGGTCATGCAGTCGAACTTTGTCCCTGGAGCAAACGCCCGCGCTACAGCAGCTGTAAATGCTTTTCTAGTGACAGCCCGGACATAGGCGGTATCTTCCGCCCCC